ATCTGCTGGAAGGTCGCGAGCCCAGGGATCTGCATCCCTCGATCGTCTACGAGCCGGCGCGGAAGAATCGGTTGTTGGTGAACACGCCGCCGAACCATGCCAAGTCCACGGTCATCACCATGGACTACGTCACCTACCGCATCTGCAAGAACCCGGCCGTCCAGGTCATCGTCATCTCCAAGACCCAACAGCAGGCGAAGAAGTATCTCTATGGGATCAAGCAGCGGTTGACACATCCCCGTTTCGCGATCTTGCAGGCGACTTTCGCCCCGGCCGAGGGATTCAAGGCAGCGGCCGATCAGTGGACCGCGGACAAGATCTACCTGCAAAGGGATTCCGACCAAAAGGATCCCACCATCGAGGCGTTGGGTTTGGGCGGGCAGATCTACGGAGCACGGGCGGACCTGATCATCTGCGATGACGTCGTCACCTTGGCCAATGCCCACGATCACGAGAAGCAGATGGCCTGGATCCGCCAGGAGGTCAGCTCCCGTCTAGGCCCTACCGGCAAGCTGCTGGTGGTGGGCACCAGGGTCGCAGCCAAGGATCTCTATTCCGAGCTCCGCAACGGCGAGCACTTCACTACCGGGGTGTCGCCCTACACGAGACTGGCCCAACCCGCGGTGCTGGAGATGAGTGAGGACCGCAACGAGTGGGTACCGCTGTGGCCACGGTCAGATGTCCCGTTCGATCCCGAGGGCGACGAAGTCGCCGACGAAGACGGGCTGTATCCGAGGTGGACTCCCGACCGGCTGTATGAGATCCGCAACGAACAGGGGCCTTCTAAATGGCAGCTCGTCTACATGCAACAGGAGATCTCTGCACACTCCGTCTTCGATGCCGAGGCCGTCCGCGGTTCCCGGAACAAGGACCGCCGGCCCGGCCCTCTCATCGCCGAACGACATGGTCACCGCAAAGGTGGCATGGACGGGCTCTACGTCATCGCTGGCCTCGACCCGGCCATGGTCGGGGATTCCGCCATCGTCGTCCTCGCCGTGGACCGTCTGACCCGGATGCGGTACATCCTCGACGTGCGCATCAAGACCTGCGCCGGAGCCCGCTGGATCCGTGAGCAGATCAAAGAGGTCACCGACCTGTACAACGTCAACGAATGGCGGGTGGAGAAGAACGCGTTTCAGTCGTTCTTGACCCAGGACCCCGAGATCAACGAGTGGCTGGCGAGCCAAGGCGTGGTCCTGCAGGAACACCACACCGGGCGCAACAAGTGGGACACCGACTACGGCGTCGCCAGCGTCAGCCTGCTCTTCGAGCAGAACCTCATCGAGCTCCCCACCACCGTCCAGTTCGTCGCGGGCCAGACCCTCGTCGAACAGCTCATCACCTGGACGCCGAACACCCGGAACAAATGCGATGCGGTCATGGCTCTGTGGTTTGCCGAGATCCGTGCGCGTGAGATGATCCGTACGCAGGTCAACCGCCACAACTCCTACGTCAGCAACCCGTTCCTGTCCTCGGCTCGAAAGGCAGACCAGACCGTGGTCAGCCTCGCCGAGTGGACCCGAGCGGCGGGGTAGAGGAGGGTTCGGTGCTCTCGGCCATCGAGATCAGCCACAAGTACGAACTGCTCCTCAAACAACACCGGGAGCGGGACTCCCGCTGGCGCGACGTGCGGTCGGTCCGCAAAGGCCATCTCGAAGACGTTTTCCCCGGCGTTCGCTCCGAAACCTTCCCCAAACCCATCGTCGCCAACTTCATCAACCAGGTCGCCCGCGACCTCACCGAAGTCATCGCGCCGTTACCCGCCTACAACTGCGCCAGCTCCACCATGACGTCCGACCGGGCTCGGTCCTTTGCCGACAAGCGGACCAAGATCGTCGCGCACTACATGGAGAACTCCGAGGTCGACGTCCAGATGTACACAGCCGTCGACCAGTACCTCACCTACGGCATGATGGTCGCCCTGTTAGAACCCGACTTCGACGACAAGATCCCCCGCATCCAGTTCGAGGATCCCGTCAATGGCTACCCCGAGTACGACCGGTGGTGCCGGCTCGTCTCCTACACCAAGAAGTTCAAGAAGCCCGGCTGGATCCTCGCCGAGCAGTTTCCGGAACACGCCTCCAAGTTCCTCCGTGATCCGACCGGGCGAGACATCGGCGAGCACGACGTCGAACTGATCCGCTACATCGATGTCGACCAGTGGTTGTTGTTTCTCCCCGGTTCACCGCAGCCCGGCTTCTCCGGCCAACGCGTCCCCACCGTGCTGGTCCGCACCCCGAATCTCCTCGACCACATCCCCGTCGAGATCGCCCGTAAGCCGTTCCTCGATTACGACTCCCAGGTCGGCCAATTCGACGAGGTCATCTGGATACAGATCGCCCGCGACATCATGGCCAAGCTCAATATCGAGGCGGTCTACAAGAGCGTCCAGGCGCCGATAGCGCTGCCGCCGGATGTCCAGGACTTCGCCCTCGGCGCGGACGCCGTGATCCGCACCGCCAACCCGGAGAAGATTCGCCGGATCCCCATCGACCTACCCCAGGGCGCGATGGCCGAAAGCCAGCTCCTCGACAAGGACATGCACGACGCCGCCCGGTATCCGGCCGGCCGCTCTGGAAACCCCGAGGCTTCCGTCATCACGGGCCGAGGCATCCAGGCCCTCATGGGCGGGTTCGACACCCAGATCAAGACCGCCCAGACCGGCCTGACCCGGATGTTCAAGCGCATCATCGCCCGCTGCTTCGAGATGGACGAGAAGCTGTGGCCCAACGTGGACAAAGAGATCCGCGGGCAGGTCAACGGCGCGGCGTTCAAGATGACGTACCGCCCGTCCAAAGACATCGACGGGGACCACACCTGCGACGTCTCCTATGGATTCATGGCTGGCCTGGACCCGAACCGGGCGCTGGTCATGATGTTGCAACTTCGTGGCGACAAGGAGATCTCCCGCGACACCGTGCAGCGGTCTATGCCGTTCGGCATCGACGTGGGTGATGAACAACGCAAGATCGACGTCGAAGAGCTCAGAGACGCCGTCAAGCAGGGGATTTACCAGTACGCCACCACCATCCCGCAGATGGCGCAGATGGGTCAGGACCCAGGCGAAGCCCTCGGCAAACTCGCCGGCATGATCGGCGCCATCGAGAAGGGCCGCACCATCGAAGAGGCCATCCTCAAACTGTTCCCACCGCCGGAACCGAAACCCGCCGAAGCGGCTGCTGGTGCCGAGGCAGCTGGCCCGCCCAATCCGCTGGAAGCTCTCCTCGGCGGTGGTGGCGGTGGTGGTGCGGCGGCTCCTCCCGAAGCAATGGGCGGTGGTGGCGGAGGTGGGCCGTTCGGTGAGGTCGCCCCCGGCCAGGCCCAGATGGGACCGGGTGGTCGGCCCGATCTCCAGCAGATGCTCGCCGGTCTTTCGGCCAGCGGGAAACCCCAGTTATCCGCGTCGGTCATGCGTCGCATGCCGGCCTAGAAGAAAGGGATTCTCATGGGCAAGAACGTTCCCACCGGACCCGGTGGCGGAGGACGAGCCGCTCCACACGAGCAGCAGCCGTCCGTGCAGAAGGAGAACAAGACCAACGCCAGCCCCAAGGGCGACGTCCGTTTCGGTGTCGCACCCCCCGGTGTCCGCGGTACGTCGAAAGGTTGCTGCTGATGGCTGTCCGCAGATCACCCACGCCAGGAAAGCTGCCCCCGATCGGCGGCAAGGCGCCCACCAAGAGCGCACCCGCACCGAACGCTGGCCCGATCGGCAGTAAGTCCACACCCCGGCGCACCATCACACCGCAGGCGGCGACCACTGGTGCGGCAGCCAAGGGCGTAGCCCGCGAAAAGCTGGTCCAGAAGCTCAAGTCCAACCGGGCCTCGAAGCTCAACGGGACGGTCACCAAGAAGCAGACGCTCAACGGGATGGCCCGAGCCAGAGCAACACGGGAACGGTAAGGAGGTGACCGGAAGCCATGGCTCCTAGAGGGGGATACCAGCCGCCGGCCAGCCCGGCCCCGTCTTCGGGGCCAGGGCCGTTGTCGCGGCGGACAGACGGTGGGCCGGCGGACAAGAAACAACCCGTCCGGGAACTGCCGAACGCCGAATACGGCGAAGCCCAGGAGTTCCGCACCAACCAGCAAGCGGCCCCGCTCGCCGCCTCCCCCGGAGGCGCCCAGGTCAGCCCTGGCCCTCCGGTGGACCCAGGCGCCAGCGTCGTCGGATTCGGCGATCCGTCCCAGCAGCCGAATCAACCGGTCACCGCGGGCGCAGATTCGGGTCTCGGTCCCGACTCCTCGGCCCTGGGACTCCCCGATCCGAACAAGGTCGACCTCAAGAACCTTGCTCGGGTTCTTCCCGCCCTCGAACTGATCGCCGGACTGCCGACCTCATCCCAGTCGACCCGCAACGTCGTACGGCGCCTCCGGTCGATGATGGATTGAGAGGCCGAGCATGTCCTTCTGGAGCGGACTCACCGGATTCGGCAAAGACCTGGGTCGAGCGTGGACCGACTGGTGGGATGACGAGGGGAAGCAGAACCTCGCTTTCGCCTACGACACCGCTCTCGGTGGTGCCCTTGGCCTGTCGCCGGCCCACACCGTCAAAGCAGCCGCTGACTGGAAGGGAATCAAGGAACGCGAAGCCGGACGGGACCCGCTCAACTCTGTCATCACCCACGGATTGGGACCGGTCGCTCCCCTGCTCCAGAACGTCGGCTCGACGCTCGAAAGGATCCCCGGCAGCACCGGAGTCCTCAAGGCCCTCGATACCGGGCGCGAATGGGCCGGTCGGGGAATCTCCACCTTCTTGATGGCCGGTCAACAGGACGACCGCTTCAATCCCGACAACTGGCACAAGGCATGGAACGAATCCCGGCACATCTCGCCGGGACAGACGATCGCCTCGATCTTCGGTGCCGCAGAGAATTCGGCGTTCAACAAGGGCGACGAAGAACTCACGATCGACGAGATCGTGGCCTACAACAAAGCCCAGGGAACGGACCCGAGCAAACAAGACGGCTGGTACCGATGGGTTTCTGGCGGCCTGGATTTCGGGGCGAACTTCATCGACCCCAGCTTCGCTCTCGGCAAGCTCGCAAAAGCCAAGAAGGTCAAATGGCTCTACCAACCGCTGAAGACCGTAGAGCAGCAGGAGAAGTACTTGGACTCCACGCGGCTTCAGAAGGTTCTCGACCTGTCCAAGACGGCCAAGTCCTCCAACGAGCTCTACCAGAAAGCATTCACGTCTTCGACGTTCGGTGGCCGGCAGGCCGACGTCCTCTTCTCTTTGCGCCACGACGAGGCCGCTCAACGCGATGCCGTCCGGGCGTTCCTCGGAGACAAGGATTCCCTCGACCGTCTCAAGAACTACAACGAAGGCGCGGCCGACAAGATCATGGACGCGAAGACCCGCGAAGAATGGGCGGGTCTGAAGAATCGTGAAGAGATAGGTTCGAACCACGTCTTGTCGCTCACGGCCGACGAGCGGGCTCGTCTCAAGGTGCTCGACGGCCAGCGCATCCAATCGGCGAAGGACGCTTATCTTGACCCGGACACTCTCGACGATCTCCGGAAGACACTTGTCGGTCAGTATTCGCCGCGTGTCGGCTACAAGGCCGTCAAGAAGTACAAGGCCATGCAACAGAAGTCGATCTACGACCGGCCCATTGCCGTTCGCCTGGTGAAGTCGCTGTCGCTGTCCACCGATTCGCGCATCGTCAGGCAGCTGGACCTCAACGACGAACAGGGGATCACGGGTCTTCGGCAGTACCTCGACCGCACTCCGCTCGATCCACAGGTCAGGGACAAGTTCCTCTCCCAGTACATCGGCGCCCCCTCGGCGGAGATTCGTGGCCGAATCGCCGGCGAAGTCGAAGACGCGGTCGTCAAGGCCATGGCCGACAAGCACGGGCTTGGGGACGAGAACTACAAGCAGATCCTGGCCACGGCTAGACAGGGCCGGGCTGCCGCCCGGTGGGAGCACCAGCAGAACACTCGGCGGTTCATCACCGAAAAGCTTCAGCTCGAAACCGAGAAGAAACTCAAGAACGAACCGGAGATCGACCTCACCGAGATCATGGACGCCGACGGCATGGTCAGTCTCAGCGCCCTACCGATCCTGACCTCACAGCGGGCAGACGTGTTGTCACTGGCCGATGTCGATCACATGAACCGAGTGTTCGGTCGGCAGTCCTCCAAGCTCCGCAAAGCTGCCTCACTCGGTGGCTACATCGACAAGGTCACCGACGGACTCGACGACGTCAACTCCCTATGGAAGACGACGACACTGCTTCGAGGCGGCTGGACCGTACGGATGCTCTCGGACGAGGTGATGCGCCAAGCCATGCTGATGGGCGCTTTCAAGACGATGGCCTACAGCGCCCGAGGAACGGCCAACTTCACCTACAACGTCGTCAACCGCGCACGCGCGGGAATCGGTTACGCCTTGGCGAGGAACAAGGAGGAGGAGACCGAGATGTTGAAGAACATCGGTCGCCCCTCCGCTGCGACCAGCCGAAAGAACGCCCGGCGCGGTGTCGCCAAGGAAGGCACTACCGTCGAACTCGGTGCCCGTACCAAATACGGTTCCATGGAAGAAGCCTTCGTCAACGGTGATCTCGTCACCGAGGACTACATCAGGGGAATCGAAGAACTCGCCGGAATGAGTAGGTTGCCCGAGACCGAGGCCAGGCTCCTATCCGCTCGTAAGCAGCTCGGAGAGACACAATTCCGTAACGAACTCTTCGACTACGCCCTTTCCAAGATCGGCCACGATCGCTACGCCAATCCCCTCTGGCAAGGTGAAATCCTCGACCAGGCAGCCGGGGGCAGACGAATGGCCGTGAATCCCTTCACCGGAGACGTCGGAGATCTCGACGTCAAGGGTCTGGTTCCTGCAGCGTCGAAGGCGATCACCCGAAACGCCAAAGGCCACTTCGAGCATGACGATCTCTACGACTTCATCGCCGAGAACCGGGACCTGATCACCTACCGGGGCAGCCAGTTCGGGATCATCCCGGACCGCTCCGGTGGCCTACGTCTGGCGGTCTTCACCCCAGGGAAGGTCACCAGACCGACGAGTCTTCGCGGGGCGGTGTTCGGAATCCAGAAGCGGTCACGCGCTACCCAAGGAAACATCATCAAGGGTCGCCACGGTACCTACGAACTCGCCGCAGCCTTGGCCGACGAGAAGTTCGCCAAGAGGGTTTCCGTCGACGGCTACGAAGGTGGCGGAGCCGGGAACATGATGCTCGGGTCCTTCAGCACCAAGGTCATGCGCACCACCTCGGCCAAGTCCTGGACAGAGTTTCGGGCAGCCGACGACATGGCCGCTTACGGGCAGACCTGGGAACGAGCAGTCAACCACCAGATCGCCTCCGACCCTGTCGCCAAGCGCATTCTCCTCGGAGAAGACGATGACCAGATCACTGCCTTCTTGGAGTCACCCGCTGCGCGGGGGCTTCGCCGTGACAAGCCGTTCTTCTCTCACAACCCGCGGGCGTGGATCAGCACCGTCCGGACCATGGTCGACGAACATGTACCCGACCTGACCTGGACCACCAAGACCGGCGAACGGAGCCTTCGATCCGAAGTGTTGGCGAGCCGGGCAAGGATCGACGACTACGCCAAGGCCATGAGGAACGAAGGGATCGAACTTCCTGACATCCACGGCGAGAGCATCGAGCACGTCCTCGGTACCGGATCGCTGTGGAAGGACGTCGGCAAGAGTGTCAACTGGGCGATGAACACCCTCGGCACCGTGCCGTCGGAGATCGGTTCGCGTGTTCCCTTCTTCGATCGCTCCTACCGGATGCATCTCAAGTCACTCGTTCAGACCTCCGACGAGATGGCGAAGGCCGCGATCGACCCAGCTGAGTACGCCCACCTCGAACATGTCGCGCGGACGCACGCTCTGGCGGACGTACGGAAGTGGCTCTACAACTCCGACTCCGTCACGACCCTGGCTCACAAGACCCGGTATGTCACGGCGTTCATGGGTGCCACCCAGGACGCGATGTCCGCGTGGATGAAGATTGCCAAAGACGACCCGTCCGTGCTGGTCACCCTCGGCAAGATCTGGAACGCTCCCGAGAAGGCGGGACTCATCCAGGATGGTGACGGCAACCAGCTTCAGATGATCGACGGGAAAGAGGTCTGGTTCGCATCTGACCGTGATGAGAAGGGCAACCTCGTTCGTCTTGACACGTCGGCACCCGAAAACAAGAACGTCGGCAAGGGCCGCTACATCGTCCTGAAGGCACCGAACGGCACACCGATCACCCTGTTCGGCAAGGACTCGTCTTTCTTGGCGAAAGCCAACAAGGACGCCTTCAACACCTTCGTCAACTGGAACCCTGGAGCCGGGCCGCTGGTAGCGGCCTCGCTCAACGAAGTACTCATCAGGAACAAAACCCTGATCAAGGACGACGACAAGTTCGCCAAGTGGGTGGTCGAACAGATCCTTCCGTTTGGTGTCCAGGCCGACACCTGGAAGACCCTGATGTCGTCCACCATGAAAGAAGGAGTGACGGCGTGGCAGGGCGAGGAGTCGACCGAGTTCAACTCGCGGACGACGGCGATCATGCAGACCATGCTCTTCGAGTGGGCTCGGAACGGAAAGCACGGCGAGCCTCCGAGCTGGGACGTGGCCGCCGATCGGGCCAAGAACATCGGAACGTTGCGGTTGCTGGGTGCCCTCACGCTGCCGGTCCAGTTCCAATACAAGAGCCCGTATCAGCCCTACATCGACGCCTACAATCTGTTGAGACGCCAGGATCCCGAGCACGCCGACATGAAGTTCGTGGCTCGATACGGCGAAGAGTACTTCTATCTTGTCGGCCGGGTCAGTCAAGCCCTGCCTGGGCTGCCGACCTCGGTCAAGGGACAGCAGTTCTTCGACAAGAACCGTGACCTCATCGAGAAGCACCCGGAACTACTCGGTTTGATCATGGGCAACGAAGGAGCGGGAGAGTTCTCCAAGTCCGTCTACGAGGCGCAGAAACGGGAGAGCCTCATCCCTGGTGGGGAGAAGCTGCGGGGACCTCGGAAGCCGGAGGACGTCGTCAAGGACGCCGAGGCGAAGATCGGGTGGCTCAGGTATTCGAGGTTCATGGATGCATACGAGGCCGACCTCAGTGAACGTGGCCTTCGCAACGACCGCCAAAGTGGTGCCGAAGACTTGGTGGAGGCTAAGCGGGCTTTCCTCGCCCAGAACGCTGACGACAACCCTGGGTGGGGTGATGACTTCTACACCGTCGACATGAAGAAGAATGAGAAGCAGATCGAAGGTCTGGCCGCAATCGCCCAAGACGAACGGTTCCGAGGACGGCCCGAGATCCAAGGACTCACGGATTACCTCATCCTGCGGGAGCAGATGAGGTATCAACTCCAGTCGCGTGCGGCAGAGGGTGGGGCCAGCACCCTCGAAGCTCGGTCGAACGAAGACCTTGCGGATCTGTGGGACACCGTGGTCTTGGACCTCAAGAACAAGAACCCGTCGTTCGGTCCCCTCCATCACCGCTGGCTCGAAAAGGACAAGTTCTGAGAGGAGTGAGTGGAGATGGCTCAGTCTGATGATGACCGACGTGACCTGGTCAGGGCCAAGCGGGCGAGCCAGCAGGCCAAGGCCAAGGCAAGGGCACGGCGGCAACTCGAAGAGGCGAAGCGCAAGGGGGTCAAGGGTGGCCCGGCCTACGGTTCGTACAAGATCGACGACATGCCGGTTTCACGGGAGCAGTACCTGGCGTACCAGGAACTGAAGAAGACCGATCCAGGAATGGCTGACTCCTACGCCGCCCTCATCGACACCCGAGGTCCCAACGCCGAACGCAAAGAGGGGCAGTACCTCAACCTCGAAGACATGAAGACGTACAAGCGTCTCGTGGCACGGGGCGACAAATCGGCTGCCGAGATGGTGTGGGGAAAGAACCCGCGGGTATCGGCAGCGGACGAGAAGCAACTGAGGGGGTTCGACCCGAAGAAGCCCGAAGAGCCAATGGAGTTGTCATGGCGGGAGGGGTACGGCCCATCCGCCAGGGGTCCGTCCGGTAAGGGCACACTGGGAACTCCGCCACCCGCATCAGGTATCCGGGATCTGCCGCCGGGGTTGGCCCCGTCGCAGCGTGGTGGAAGAACCACCGTAGAGGAATGGGTAGGTCACGCGACGCCGGCCGCTGCGGCAACCACCCAGGCCCCGGCATCCGGTTCTGCTGTTGCGGAATTGATGAAGTCGCAGGGAACGCAGCTGGGACCTGGAACGGGTGTCAAGAAGTTGATCAATGCGTCGGGGATAGAGTTCGACCCGAACTGGAAGGTGATGCTCGATCGAGTCGAAGGAACCCCTGGTACTCCGTCAAGGGGGCACATGAACGACCCGGAGGCTGTCAAGTCGACGCCGTCCAAATACCGGGTTGCCACCGTTGATGAAACGTACAATCAGCTTTGGGATTGGACCCCCCAGAAGGTCATGGCTTTTCAGAAGGCGCAGGGTCTTACGCCAACTGGCGAGGCGGGTGATGCAACACAGGCAGCATGGGCAAAGGTCTTAGTTCATGCCGCTCGACTGTACGCCGCTGGACAGCGAGTGTCGTTGGAAAGTCTGTATGGATACCGTTCTGATGCAGACAAGCCTGGGACCGGCGGACGCGGTGGTCCCGGAGAAGCGGGCGGTGGCCCATACACGACGACCGACGTCGCCCTCACCAACCGGGGTGAAGCCAAGAGACTTCTCAACGCTTTGTTTCGGCAGAGCCTGGGGCGTGGTGTGACCGAAGACGAGGTGTCTCGGTTCCAGACACAGCTCAATGCCGCACAACAGAAGAACCCCAAGGTCACTACCGGACAGAAGAACGAGGCCGGTTCCCTGGATACCGGTACCGCGAGCGGGGGTCTCGACGTCGAACAGTTCGGCGAAGACTACATGCGCAGCACCATGGGCGGAGAAGTCAACGCACGCATGGTCGGCGTCGATTACCTCGACGCTGCTCTCGGCGCGATCGGAGCGGGTGTCAAATGACCGCGAGCCCCAACGACGTGGCGGCGATGGCGAAGAAGTATCTCGGCATCCCGTACGTCTTCGGGGGCACCGATCCGAAGCGTGGCCTCGACTGCTCGGGTCTCGTCCAGCTCGTCTACAAGAACCTCGGTATCACGATGCCCCGGTTGGTCCGGGACCAGCGCAACCAGGGTCGTGCTGTCAACGGCATCAACAACGCCCAGCCGGGCGACCTCATCGTCTTCGGTAACCAACCCTCGAACTACCACATCGGCATCTACCTCGGTGGGGGCAAGATGCTGCACGCCCCGCAGCCGGGGGAGAAAGTGAAGATCGGCAACGTCTATGCGACACCGACGACGATCCGCCGGCTCGTCGGTGATGGCGGCAGCGGTGCCGGACAGGATCTCTCCGGACCGACACCCGCCGGGTACCAACCCCCAGGTGAGGAGAAGAAGGTCAACATGGACACCTTGGTGTCCAGGTACGGCTACAGCGTCGCCTTCTTCAAGCAAGACCCGACCTTGTGGAAGTTGATCAACCAGGCGGTCAAGGACCAGATGACTCCCCAGGAATTCGGAGCGCAGCTCAAGAACACGCCGTGGTACAAGAGGCTGGCAGCTTCGGACCGAGAGTGGCGCACGCTCGAACACGTCGACAACGCGACCGCGAACGCCAGGCTGGCGGCGACTAGGACTCGGATCAGCCAGATGGCCAGCCAGCAAGGAATCACAATGGATCCCAAGCGGCTCAAGGACATGGCGTGGAGAATCAATGCCTACGCCTGGGATGAAGGGCAGGTCGCTTCCGCCCTCGCGGCCGAGATGCACTACGACCCCAAGAAGGTCGCCAGTTACACCGGTGGCATGGCTGTCAACTCATCGAAGATCAAGCAGCTCGCCAATTCCTATGGCATCGATGTCGACGACAAGACGGCGTTCGGTCTCATGCAGCAGATGGTCGGACAGCAGACCACCGAAGAGGGCATCACGGAGTGGGCGAAGAAGCTAGCCAAGTCCAAGTACAAAGGACTCGCGGACGACATCGACGCTGGGATGACGGTCGCTGACTATGCCGAGCCGTTCGTCCAGACGCAGGCTCGTCTCCTCGAAGTCGGTGCCGCTGATGTCAGCCTCAAGGACAAGTACATCCAGGCCGCGCTGCAGAACAAGGACCCCAAGACCGGAGCCCACGCACCGCTGAGCATGTTCGAGTTCGAGAAGAGGATCAAGTCCGATCCGCGATGGTCGAAGACGAAGAACGGCCGGGACGACCTGATGGACGGAGCGAGGAAGGTACTGGGCGACTGGGGCCTGGCAGGTAGCGCAGGAGGTGGCTGATGGCTTCCCTGGAGAGCATCCTTCGCCAGGCCGGGTTCACCGGTGAAGGGTTGCGCACAGCGATGGCGGTTGCCCTGGCGGAGTCCGGTGGCAACACCAGGGCCTACAACCCTCAAGGTAGAGACCTGTCCTACGGGTTGTTCCAGATCAACATGCTCGGGAACATGGGGCCGCAAAGACGAGCTCAGTACGGGTTGAAGTCCAACGAAGACCTCTTCAACCCGGCCGTCAACGCCCGTGTCGCCTACGCGTTGTCCAACGGCGGACGTAACTGGAAACCGTGGACGACCTATACCTCAGGCAAGTATCGGGGGTACCTCGGCAAGGGTGCCGAGGTCGCCGGTCAGGCAGCGGGTTCGGGCGGTGGCAGTGCGGGGTATTCGCTGCCGCCGAACGCGTCCATCTCGATGGACGACCTGGCAGCGAAGTACGGCTACTCGATGGTGTTCTTCAAACACGACCCTGAACTGTGGGCTCTTGTCAACAAGGCCATCAAGTCACCGGGCGGGCCGTGGACCCCCGAAGAATTCCAGGCCCAGCTGAAGAACACGAAGTGGTTCAAGATCCATGCGGCTTCGGATCGGGAGTGGCGTGCTCTGCAGCGGGTGGACCCGGCTACGGCCAACGCCCGGATGGCTCAGACCAAGACGCGGATCGTGCAGATGGCCAAACAGCAGGGCATCACGATAGATCCCAAGCGACTCAAAGACATGGTGTGGAGGATCAATGCCTATGCCTGGGATGACAACCAGGTCGCATCGGCTCTTGCCGCCGAGATGAAGTTCGATCCGAAGAAGGTGGACAGCTACGAGGGGATGATGGCGTCGAACGCAGCGGCCATCAAGAAGCACGCCGCTGACTTCGGCATCCCGGTGTCCGACGCCTCGGCGTTCGCGCTCATGAAGGATCTCGTCGGCCGCAACACCTCGGAAGAAGGCATCATCGAGTACGTCAAGAAGCAAGCCAAGATCAAGTACGCCGGTCTGGCTGATGACATCGACGCTGGCTTGACCGTCAAGCAATACGCCGATCCGTTCCTCCAGACCCAGGCGAAACTTCTTGAAGTCGATCCGGCGGACGTACACTTGGACGACCCACGTATCGCGGCAGCATTGCAGAACCGGGACCCGAAGACCAACAAGCCAGCGGCCATGAGCCTCTTCGACTTCGAGAAGTCCGTCAAGGCGGACAGCAGGTGGATGAAAACCAAGAACGCCCGTGACGAGCTCATGGACGGGACCAGGCAGATCCTCAGCGATTGGGGTCTCTCGTCATGACGCAACCAGCCGCTCTGACCGGCGCACAGGCTGACGCCTACCAGGATCTCATCCAGACCCTGCTCAAGCCGTTCGGCCTGGAGTCGCTAGCGCCGGTGTTGAAGCAGTTCATCATCTCCGGTTACACCGGAGACAACCTCGGCTACATGCTCCAAGACACCCCCGAGTACAAGCGACGTTTCGCCGGCAACGAGGCCCGCGGTAAGGCCGGTCTACCCGTGCTGGGGCCTAAGGACTACATCGAGACCGAACGGTCCTACCGCCAGATCATGCAATCGGCAGGTCTTCCCATCGGGTTCTACGACTCCCAAGATGATTTCGCCGCGTGGATCGGCAAGGACGTCTCCCCGCAGGAGGTGAAGTCTCGTGTCGATCTCGCCGTCGACGCCACCAACCGGATCGACGACGACTACAAGAAGGCCATGCAGGACTACTACGGTCTCGACGAAGGCCACCTGACCTCCTACTTCCTCGACCAGAAGCGAGCCGAGCCGTACCTGCAGAAGCAGGCGAAGGCGCTGAAGCTCGGCCAGGCCGCGAGTCGCAACGAGCTGGCCCTCGATCGCACCGAAGCCGAGAGGCTTGCTACTTCCAACCAGGCGGAGAACGCCGACTTCCTGATGGGGCAGGCTGCCTACAACTGGAACGCAGGGCAGGGTCTCTCGAAGATCTACGGTACCGACTACGCCAAGACCGACGCGCTCGACGAGAGCTTCTTCGGAACTGCGTCCTCCAAGCGCAAGCGCCGGGAGCTCGGCGAGATGGAGAAGGCGACGTTCTCCCAGTCCGGTGGTGCCGGTAAGGGAGCGTTGGATGCTGCCACCCCAGGTTCCTACTAAACTGGGGAAAACTTTATAAACTGGCGGTTGCGTGACTGGCCGGCACCGGGGTTCGAGCCCCTGGCACGCGCTCCTCACCCAGACCGACCGGCCCTGGGGAGCGTACCTAGTCCGGTAGTGGGAGCCGACCCCCGCTTCCCCTGGCGGGATGTCGTGGCCTACGTCCACGCAAGAGCAAGGGAGCCGCCGCGTGAGTGGCAATCAGTGGCCAGACGATAGTGCCGATACCGACGAAGACGGTTACGACACCGAGGAATCCGGAGGCATCGCCCAGCTGCGACGGCAGTACAAGGCGATGGTGAAGGAGAACAAGGAGAAGGACGCGGAGCTCGCGAAGCTGCGCACCCAATCCCGTACGGCTTCGGTGAAGGAACTCCTCCGTGCCAAGAACGTCAACCCGAAGTTGGCCTCGCTCATCCCCTCGGATGTGGAGGTCACCGACGAGGCGATCGACAAGTGGCTGGAGGAGTTCGGGGACGTCTTCAACGTCAAGGGGAGCGCACCCGAGGGTGGAGGCCCCGCTTCCGAGGGTAAGCAGGCGGAACCTGCGTACTCCAAGGATGACGTCACCGCGCTGAACAAAGTAGCAGCTGCTTCTGCGGGAGCGACCGTGGATATGTCCAGGGCTCAAGAGTTGATTGGGCAGATCCAATCGGCGAAGACCCAAGAGGACTTCCTCGCTCTGATGGAGCAGCACGGTGTGGGTAGGAACACGGCTGGCGGCTGACGACCTGAACGACTATCCGCTAGCAGAAGGGCAGATCAGTGCCTGATCAGTACACTGATGCCGGCGGCGGCGCGAGTCTTGGTGTAAACCTCGTCCAAGCCGCTTACGACAGATATCTGGAATTCTCATTGCGTGCAATGCCGCTATTCCGTCACCTGGCGGACAAGCGGCCCGTGCAGCAGGCGATGCCCGGTAGTTCCGTGGTGTTCAATATCTACCAGGATTTGCCGAAGGCAACCACACCGCTTACCGAGATCGTCGATCCCGACGCTATCGGTATGCCGTCCACCACCACTGTGTCAGTGACCCTCACCGAGTACGGTGAGGCGCAGATCAAGACGAGAAAACTCCAGCTGTTCGCCCTGTCCGATGTGGACCCTGCAATTGCCAACATCGTCGCGTTCAACCTGGGCGACTCACTGGATGACATCGTCAGCAATGTTCTCCGCCAAGGCACCAACGTCGCCCGCGAAGCGGGCGGGGTGATGACCTTCAACACCGGTACTGCCGCGAACGTCACCGGGACCGATACGTTCAAGTCTCGTGACGGTCGTGCAGTGGTCGCTAAGTTGCGGGGAAACAAGGCGGTTCCTCGCACGGGGAATCTGTATGCCGCGTTCGTACATCCAGATGTGGCGTACGATCTTCGCTCCGAAACCGGTGCTGCGGCATGGCGTGAACCCCACGCCAATTCGGCTCCCGGTAATATTTGGGATGCGACCCTCGGCACTTATGAAGGTGCTATCTACACCGAAACCCCGCGTGCGTATTACGCGAATGACGGGGCCACCTCCACAAAGGTCCACCGTACGATCTTCGTCGGCCAGCAGGCATTGGCCGAGGCGGTCGCGGAAGAGCCGCACGTGGTGATCGGACCGATCACCGACAAGCTCTCTCGGTTCCGTCCGATCGGATGGTACGGCGTATTGGGATGGGCTCGCTTCCGCGAGGCATCCCTGTTCCGCGTGGAATCCACCTCGACCCTCTAATGTAGAGGCTGGCTCTGGCGGGGGCGTCCTCACACGTCCCTGCCAGAGCGAGGGAGAAACGGAGCCGCTGTGCCCACGTTCATCCCACCGCGAGTCCCGGAGACTCCTGCCGGAGGTGGCCGTCTGTTCGAGCGCTACCACCTCGACCGAGGGGTGTCCGTGCTCATCGAGAACGGAGTCGTCCGTCTTACCCGCTACCCGTCTCAGGACGAGATCATCGCGGCGGACACCTACTACATGGGTGGACACGAACACGAGATCACCGACGACGAGGCAGACATCCTCCGAACCGCCGGCCTAGGGGAATACATCAACCCGTGAGAAGGGCACGCTCGTGTGCACCAGCTCCTGCCCCACGCAGAACCATCTCACGTGGGGTGACTGTCTCAAGGCCAAGAACGTGAAGATCGCCTACTGCCGGTCCGCGGCAGGATCGGATTACACCCAGCAGAAGACGTGGGACAAGGAACTCGGTGCGTATGAATCCGCCCGCAGGGAGGGCATCCAGCCGAGGGGCACCAGTCGGTACTTCATCGATGACGCCAAACGCAGAAGCGACGACGACGGTAACGCGTTCGACGCGGGAGGGGCCTGATGTCCCACAACGATCGGACTCTCACCTATCACCTCAACCGGGTCGCCGGTCTGTTGGTCAACGGCCAGCCCACCAGAGGTGACGCTTACGCCGCGAACGTCTACGCCGGCACGGCGAACTTGGAAGTCGTCGGTGCACTCAACGCCAAGGCGGGCTTCACGGATTCGCGGAAATTCTTGGAGCTGGCCGGCGTGCTGAACAAGCTGGCCGGCACGACCGACCTCGGGGTCGACGAGGCTGCGAGCTACCTATGATCTACGCCGATCTCAAAGACGAAGTCTATGAAAATCTGCTCGGGTATACCAGAAGCCAGGAGCAGACCACCCACCTGACATCGTCGATCACCGAGACCGATCTGCTGGTACCGGTGGCGGACGCCAACCAGATCTCCAAGGGTGTCATCGAGATCGGCGATGAACTGCTCTACGTCGACCGCAAAGACCCCGCCTCTTCGACCGGTGCCGTTCCCCCGTACGGCCGGGGATACCTGGGCACGGTGGCGGTTACCCATCAACCGGGTGATCGGATCATCAACAACCCTCGTACGCCACGGATGCAGATCGGGCGGGCCATCAACCAGACGATCCGGTCGGTGTACCCGGATCTGTACGTGACCCGGACGTGCCGGTTTCCTTATGTCGCGGCGCAGCTGCACTACACGCTGCCGATGGATGTCGACTCGTTGCTGCAGGTGGAATGGCAGCCGCCCGGTCCGTCGCTGATGTGGCTTCCGATCCAGCACTGGCGCCAATCCTCCACCGCCGAGTCGGTGGACGTGGAACTCGGGGACGCCATCCAACCAGGACGCCCAGTGCGCGTGACCTACGGCGCCCGCCCCGATGAGCTCGACGACTACAGCGTTGATTTCACCGACACCGGGTTCGACGAGAACTGCCGAGACGTCATCGTCTACGGGGCCTGTGCTCGGGTCATCGGGTACGCCGAATCCGCCCGGCTGCAGTCCGAGGCCATCGAGTCCCAGACCCAGCAGCAGATGATCCCACCGGGCGCCACGCTGAACGCCGGCAAGTACTTCTTCCAGCTCCACAAGCAGCGGCTCACCGAGGAGCAGCGGCGTCTGCAGCTTCGCCACCCTGTGGTGGTTCACCGGGTGCAGTTCTAAAGGAGGACGGCGTGGCCCGGTATTACAGCAACACCGCGGTCGAGACGACACTCGCCTCCGCGACCACCTCATCGGCCACCTCTATTGCCGTGGCATCGGCGAGCGGATTCCCGATCCTCTACCCGTACCGACTCACCCTGGACTTCGAGTCCCCCGGTGCCGAGATCGTCGATGTCACCGCAGCCTCGGGTACCACCCTCACCGTCATCCGGGGTGTCGACGGCACGTCGGCCCAGTCCCATTCGGCGGGTGCGGTCGTCGCTCACACTGCGACAGCCCAGGACTTCCGGGACAGCCAGGACCACATCGCGGCCACTACGGCGGTGCACGGTCTGGCCACCGGAGTCGGTGTGGTCGGCACGTCGAGTACGCAGACGCTGACGAACAAGACCATCGACGGAACCGCCAACACCCTCAAGAACCTCGACGCTGGCGTGGTCACCGGGGTCTTCAAGTCCACCACGATCTCTCCGACGAACGCCACGTCGGTGGGTTTGACTGTCAAGGGGTTCTCCGGTCAGGTCTCGAATCTGCAGAACTGGTCGAACTCCGTTCCCACCGTGTTGGCGTTCGTCGACAAGGACGGCAATGCCGTCTTCGACTCGATCTCCACGACCGATGGTGGTATCGCCACGGCTGCCTCGGGTGGATCGCTGTTCGTCGGTAAGTCCGTGGACCTGGCGGCGTTGTTGACCGACGCCGTGCCGTTGAGAGTGAAGGTCGCCCCGGCCGCAACCGGCGATGCGTTGCAGGTGTTGACGTCCGCCGCAGCTGTGGTGTTCAAGGTCAGCCCCACCGGTGCGGTCACCGCTTCGGGACCTATCACCACCAGTGCAGGTGTCAGCGCCGCGACGAAGTCCTCACTGGTCCAGGCCGTCGTCGCCCAGACGGGTGCCACCGACCCGGTGCTGCAGCTCAAGGCCCAGGCCGGGGTGGTCACCACCAAGCCGTATCTGCAGGTCACCAACCATCTGGACGCGGCACTGTCCAAAGTCGACGAACTCGGATTCTGGGTAGGACCGGCCGATACCGTCTCGTTGATTGCGACCGCCGCTGTCCCGTCGGTCCAAGGCAATTCGACCAAGATCCTCTATGTCACCGGTAATGCGGAGTTCGACACCCGTGACCACCAGCTGGTTGCGTCCCCCACCCGTATCACCGTCCTGGTGGCCGGGTACTACCTGGTCACCCATCAGGCGATCTATGCAGCCAACGCCTCGGGATGTCGAGGGTCCGAAGTGCGTCTCAACGGAGGTGCCGTGTTCCCGCTGCAGGTCCGAGTGAACGCGACTGCTGGTGGATTCGTCAGTTCACCGGGATCGACTCGCGTGCTCAAGCTGGCGGTCAACGACTTTCTCGAACATTGGGTGTATCAGAACTCCGCCGTTTCTCTCTCGACGCAGCTCTATGTCCAGTGCACTTTCATGGGGACGTGATGCCCCATGGCCATCACGATCCCCGCGAGACCACCAGGTTCACTGTCGCAGCCGCCTTCCGGGGTGGACCAGTACTCCAAGGACGACATCGACTTCTCCTACGCCATCGGTGGTATGGGCTGGTTGTCAGCCGCCAATCCGGAGCGGCCGGTACGTCGGCAGACCGCACCGTTTCGTAAGCAGCAGCTCGACGTCGGTGGTCAGGCCGGCGAGCAGTCGCTGGAGAACTGGTGGTACCGCAGCCAGTTCAGTTTCCATGGCGGAGCCGGCCAGCTCTACAACGACCCGAACACCCGCACCCAACAGGGCGGGTCGGAGTTCGTGGAGACCCGGTACCTCAAGTCCTGTGGTGTGGATGTGTGGACACCAGGAAAGGTCACTCTCCTACCGGCGCTGACCCCGGTCGCGTCGGCCTCGGTGGTGGAAGTCGTCGGGTACTCCACGCCCACCAACAAGAACATGGTCATGTGGGCCACAGCCTCGACCGTGTATCAGCGCTCAGCTGATGGTGTCTACTCCGGTTCGACCGCCGCACCAGCCGGAGAATCTGTCATCTCCCTGTGCACCAACGGGTCGTACGCGTTCATTGCCACACCTGTGGGCATCTACACCGGGGCGCTGCCGGATGGCAACGGATCCATCACGTGGATAAAGCTGTGGAACACCGGGTCGTCCAACGTGCTGGTCGCCTGGGTGAAGCAGCGTCTCGTCGCCTGTATCGGCACCGCAGTGTATGAACTGGTGGGCACCGGACCGACGCTGCCCACGGACAAGAAACTGTTCACCCACCCGAACGACCGGTGGTTGTGGACGTCGATCTCCGAGGGCGGTCGGGCCGTCTACCTGGCCGGCTATGCGGGTGGCCGCTCGTCGATCTTCAAGCTCATTCCCACCGACGCCAACGGTGACCTTCCTCAACTCAGCACCGGGATCGTTGCGGCGGTAATGCCCGAAGGCGAAGATGTCCACGCCGTCTACGGCTACCTGTCCACCTACGTGGCGATCGGCACCAGTCGAGGCGTGCGGATCGGGATCACCGACGACGCTGGTGATGTCACCTACGGCCCGCTCATCGTGGAGTCCACCAACCCGGTGTTGTGTTTCGCGGGCCGGGATCGGTTCGTCTATTACGGACTCAGCTCCGGGGTCGACAACAAGTCCGGCCTCGGCCGCATCGACCTCGGCAACGCACTCGAAGGTTTGCGGTTCGCTTACGCCTGGGATGTGTTCCACGCCAGTGCCACGTCCACGGTGACCGGGTGCGCGTTGATCGGCAACAGCAACAACCTGGCCCTGGGTACGTCGGCTGATGGGATGTTCCTCAACGACGGGTCGGGAACAAAGCTTCCCGCCGGGTACCTGGAGACGAGCAGAGCCCGGTTCTCCACCCTGGAACCCAAGCTGTACAAGTTGGTGCGGGTTAGGGGACCGGTGCTGGAAGGAAGCCTCGGTGTTTCCGTGAGTGGCACGTCTGGCGTCGCGTCCCCGCTCGCCACTTTGCCTCTGGGGTCGACACCGTCTGGCGATCTCGATATCAGGAACCCGTCCGGTCCGCAGGAATTCATCTCGCTGCGGTTCGTCCTCAACCGGCACCCGACGAACCTCACCCTGGGGGCGGAGTTCTCCTCCTACCAGCTCAAGGCGTTACCCGGCACGACCCGTACCCGACTCATCCAACTCCCGCTGTTGTGCTTCGACTTGGAGAAGGACCCCAACGGGCAGCAGTGGGGTGGCACGGGGACAGCTCTCGGTCGGCTTCTTGCTATCGAGTCGATCGAGTCAGTCGGCGATACGATCTTGTGGCAGGACTTCTCTAACAACACCGCCGAGATGGTGAGCATCGAGCAGCTGGAGTTCATCCAGAGTGCGCCTCCCCAGAACGCCTCCGGCTGGGGTGGATACCTCAACGTCACACTGAGGACTGTGAAGTGAGTGAGAAGACGGCCGGTCGCCACGACCTGCAGATGCGTAACAACGAGACCTTCGTCCTGCACCTGACCTATAAGGACCCCAACGGGTTGCCTGTCGACCTCACCGACCACGCCGTCCGGATGCAGGTCCGGGACAAAGCGAACGGGACGGTACTCCTGGACTCCGACAACACCGGGGCCGCAGTGATCACCGATCCTCTCGAGGGCAAGATCGATGTCACGTTTCCCCGGTCGGACATGCTCACGGTGTCGGCACCGATAGGTGTGTACGACCTGGCCCTCATCACTCCTACCGCCCAGGTCGACGTCCTCATCGAAGGGACCGTCGCCTTCATCAAGGGTGTGACCCTATGACGACAGCCCCGAATCAAGTCGTCGTCGATCCGAAGGTTGCGACGGTGGTCGAGGTCACCACCATCGGCCCGAAAGGAATCGAAGGTGTCGCCGGCCCGACCGGCCCGCCAGGACCAATCGGGCCTGATGGTCCGCAGGGGATCCAAGGGTTGGTGGGTGCCACCGGGATTCAAGGCCCCATGGGCGCCACCGGGCAGATAGGCGACGCCGGCCCGGAAGGACCGATGGGATTGACCGGCCCGACCGGACCACCCGGTGTGACAGGCGACAAGGGCGACACTGGATTGCAAGGTTCGATCGGGCCTCAAGGACCGGAAGGCCAAGTTGGGCCGATGGGTCCTCGTGGATTCAAAGGTGACACGGGTGATCCCGGTGGACCCGTTGGCCCGCAGGGTCCCGAAGGCCCGCAGGGTCCACCAGGATTGCCAGGTATCCAGGGTTTGCAAGGTCCGGTCGGCCCGCAAGGGGTGAAAGGCGATACCGGTTTGACGGGCCCGACGGGTTCGCCAGGTCCGCAAGGTATCCAAGGTTTGGTCGGGGCTACTGGTTTGACTGGCCCACAGGGGGGTACCGGTAACACGGGCCCAACTGGTGCGACTGGATCCCAAGGCCCCAAGGGCGATACTGGTTCACAGGGCGTTCAAGGTCCCAAGGGCGACACCGGTTCGCAGGGTGCCCAAGGGGTCAAGGGTGACACTGGTTCCCAAGGCATCCAAGGAATCAAGGGTGATACCGGTGCTCCGGGTCAGGATGCCCCGCCGCGCGTCAACGTCGGCCTGGTTCGATCCACGGCCATCAATGTCACCAACAATCTCAATACGAACATCGGTACCAGTGGGTGGCAGTCGGAGGAATTGGGGGCCACCGTCTCATGGTGGACATCTGCCGGGTTTGTTGCGCCGGCGGCTGGGGTATACCAGGTTTCGGCTAGGGCCATCTGGGCTACACACGCTACAGGGTTTCGGTCGATCATGGTGACACTCAACGGTGGCGTGCTGACGCAATCGATCTGCTACAGCTCGCAAGGTGCCTCGAATGCAGGCAGTCAGCTACCCGCCTATCTGGTCAAATGTGTGGCCAGTGATGTCCTGTCGATCATGGTGTATCAAAACTCCGGAGCTGGTTTGAACATGACGCAGGCGCAGATGTCGGTTGTTCGTGTCGGCTGACCCGTCCTCCATCCGATCGGAGTAATCGATGGACGCCGCCAAACGTAAGGCGCTACCGAAAAGCGACTTCGTCTACCCGGCCAAGAAGGCGTATCCCATAGACACGCTGGCTCGGGCACGTAATGCCTTGTCGCGGGCGGCTCAGTCCAAGACGTCGGGTGACTACGAGACCGTGGCCCGAGCGGTACGGGCGAAGTACGGGGACCAGATCGAGACCAAGGGCGCGACGCCGAAGGCCGGTACGCGTAAGGGAAAGAGTAGAACCTGATGCCGCTGAACCTTCCTCACCCTGACCCGGAGAAGTACCCAGACCTGTTTGGAGATGACGACATGCCTACCCTGTCCGAGCCCCCGGTGTGGCCTCTGCCATCCGGGCACTTCTTCGGCCCGGCCGCTCTGGAGGAGAGCAACGCCGCCTGTCACTCCGGCAAGAAGGACTGGCTGGACAACAACAAGCTCCAGCTGTGGCAGCGCCACTTCTTCGAGGTGTGGGACCGGGACCTGGAGGTGACCGGGCACTTCGACGCCCGTACCCAGGATGCCGTGGAGAAGGTCCAGGAAACCGCGGGCTGGGAGCCCAGCGGGAAGCTGGACGAGAACACCTGGAAGGTGGTGTGGACGGCGAAGCCGAAGGAGAAGAAGGAGAAGGAGTCGGTCGCCAAGAAGAAGCCCACCACCCGCTCGGCGTTCAAGAAGTCCATGGGTGGGTGAGGTCGGTGGTTGCCTATAGCTTGGCGAAGCCGGTCCAGAACAACAAGGACCAGTTCAAGAAGTACTTCCCGAAGGCGCCGTACCTCGGGGATATCGGTGATGCCCGGCACCTCAAGGGCTCCGGAGATCATAGCCCCTGGGCCTCGGACGTCATCAACGGTAAGCACCACCAGCGGGGCATCGTCTACGCGATTGACTTGGGCAACGGAGGTGGGTTCGATTCCACCAAGTTCGCCACCTGGCTGTTGACCCAGGTCAAGGCCGGCAAGTACCCGGAAGTGAAATACTTCCTGTCCAACTACAAACTGTGGGACCGCCGGTATGGCTGGCGCCAGCAGAAGGGTTCGGACGGGCCGGGCCACGTGCACATGAGCTTCATGCCCGGAGCGGAGAACACGGGGAGCCAGATCCTTGCCGATTACTACCGGTACCTGCATCCTCCTGTCGGAGCGAAACCACCGGTCAAGACGATCTCGGCCCCGGCCCCGGCGAAGCCGAAACCTCCGGCGCCACCGCCCTACCCGATCAAGGCCCGGACGCTCAACGGCGGGAAAGTGCTGGGCACGCCGATCCCGAACGCCAGGATCGTGCCCGCCAACAAGGCACCGGTGCTGGGTATCGGTGCCGGCGACGAGAAGATGGGCGGCTGGGTGACCTACGCCGAGGGCAAGTTGGGCGTCGTCCCAAACGGATACTATGGGCCAGAGATGGTCAATGCGGTCAAAGCGCTACAGAAGGCACGTGGGCTACCCATCACCGGACAAATCAACGAGGCCACGTGGCGCAGCCTCGGCCATCACTAGGAGGCTTCCGTGGTAGCACGGACGTATGCGTGGAGGACGCCCGCGGAGTGGATCGTCCTCGTGTTTCTGCAGGTCACGATCACTTTGCTGCTCGGTGACCTGGTCGGACTCATGAACCTCGACTGGCGGATGTCGCTGGCCTGGGGCGGCATCGCCGCCCTGGCTTCGCTGGTGGTGTCGTTCGTGAGTTACCTGTTCCGCCTCGGCGACTCGAAACCCTTGGTAGAGTAGGCGTACGCGAAGGTCGTTTCCCCTTCTTTCGTGTCTCTCTCACAGAGAAGACCCTCCGGTTATCCGGGGGGTCTTCTCGTGTTTCACCTCAGAAGGATGATTGTCAGCCGAGCGGCACCTGTGGTTCTAATGAGGCGAGGCGGTGGGGTCGCTTCGGGGGGGCCGGACAGGTTAGTCGTCCGTGCCCGGTGAAGGCAAGACCTGGGTGGGGTGTTACTGACCGGGATCCTTGTGCTATGGCGTGGGTCATGTCCGGTTTGGCCAGTCAGGTACCAGTCTGACGCCCCTTGCGCCCGGAGCGGTCCTGAGTAACGTGTCCACCCATAACCACATCGCATACGGGTTGACACCGAGTCAGCCGTAGGAACGATCTTCCCCCTAGCTCTGAGCATGGGACACCCGTGTGCCCAGGCCGTGTGACGAACACCACAGTTTGGAGACGTGACATGGCGAGAGAGGTCAGCTAGTGGCCGACTTCCACCCGGAGGAGCTGTCCGCCCACGCCTCCTACAGCTCGCTGTCCACCTTCCTGGACTGCGGTGAGCGGTACCGCCTGCAGAAGGTCGTCAAGATCACCGAGATTCCGGCCTGGTTTTTCGTTGGCGGATCGGCCGTCCACGCGGCCACCGAGGAGTACGACCGCGGATCGGTGCTCTCAGCCGAGGAGCTGTTCATCAAGCACTTCGAGAAGGAGGTGGCCGAACGCAAGGCCCACTCCGATGTACCGGAAGAGGACTGGTCCGCGGGTGGCAAGGCCACCAAGGCATGGCCGGAGCGGCAGAACCGGGCGTGGTGGGTGGCGAACGGACCGGCCATGGTCCAGGACTGGATGGACTGGCGAGCCCGGTGCGGGTGGCAGCTGTGGTCACCCACCGAAGATCCCAACGCCGGGATCGAGCTCGCCATGATGGTCACCTTGGGCGACATACCGGTGAAGATGTTTGTCGACAGAGTCTTCATCACGGGTGACGGACAGCTCGTCGTCACGGACATCAAGTCTGGGTCCTCTGAACCAGAGTCGGCCACCCAGCTCGGGCTCTACGCGTGCGGCCTTGAGCTCACCTTCGGTCTTCGCCCCCAGCTGGGCGGTTACTGGATGGCCCGCAAGAAGGGCGGGGGCGACATGGGTCAGGTCTACGACCTAGAACATCTCACCCCCGCCCTCATGGGCAGGTGGATCTCTGATTGGAACCGCGCCCGCAGGGCGGGCATCTTCATCCCCCATCCCACCCGGTGGTGCCGCACCTGCGGCGTCCGGGACTACTGCGCCGCAGTAGGCGGCAAGAAGGCAGGCGAAGTATGAGCGAATCGACTCTCCAGAAGAAGCGTCTCGTGGCCGCTGAGTTCCAGGCGCCCGCATCCCTCGGTCATCTGCGAGCGGTGCTCGATGCCGCCAAGGACTTCCCGGACACGGCGGACGTCAACGCCCGCAACTGGTTCAGCGACGCCGACGTTCCGTGCTTCGGCTTGACGATCACAGCGGAGGACACCCCGTGAGCGCCCCCGAGGACTGGCAGTTCCAGGTCTCGCCCAAACTCGCCGACGGCACGCTGATCAACGTCCGTGCCCGCAGTGCCGTGGAGTTCGCCCAGAACATCGAATTGCTCAAGGGTTGCGTGCCCTCGATGGTGTCCATGATGCGGACACTGTCCACTGAGCTGGGTCGAGCTGGTGAGGACCTGATGGCCGCAGCGGTGGAGACCGTGCAGCAGGGGATGACCGGTGCCCAGGTGGTGGACGGCTCGAACCAGTACACCTGCAAACACGGTAGCCGGGTGCTGCGCACCAACAAGCCGGGTAGCGAGACGAAGTGGACCGCCTACTTCTGTCCCACCGAGCGGGGCACACCGGATCAGTGTCCACCAGTGTTCGTGCACTGAGCACTATGGCACGCCCACGTCTCCCCATCCAGACGCACGACTACATCAGGCGTGGCCGTGCACTCGGGTTCAGCATCACCGACCTCGCTCGACTGTTCGACATCTCCGAGCCGAGGGTCTATCAGATTCTGGAGAACTTAGAACGGGTGAAGGTCGACGGCAAGTGGATCACCCGCCAGAAGGGACAGCTATGAGCACGACACCACGCCAGCGGTTGGACGCGATCAAGCGGGGACGGGACTACCTAGCGGACCACGAGTGGTACCAACAGGGCTACTTCAAGGACGACGGTGAGGTTGCGGACTACAACGTCTGCGATGTGATCGGTGCACTGGCCATGGCCAACGGCTGGGTCAGCGAAGAAGAAGACAGTCTGATCGTCGACGACGAACTTCTCGACGACGCCATCGGGGAACTCAACGCCGACCTACCGTACCTCTACGACGACATCGTCGCACTCAACGACGCGCTGACCGCGAAGAAGTACGCCCTCGAACAGATGGACAAGACGATCACTCGGCTGTCCTCGATCAGATACGTGACGTTCTCCGGCGTGCGTTGATGGCACACACCCTGTCCCGATCGCTCCGGCGGTGCGCCGAGAGCGGGTCGCCTCTACCCACGGTGTTCTACACCTGGGAGACAGCGGGGATCCGTTCTCGGCGCGGGCAGGTGACGATGATCGCCGGGGTACCGAACGCCGGCAAGACGATGCTGGCGTTGGGTTACGCCATCAAGGCGGAAGTTCCCACCTTGTACGTGTCTGCCGACTCCGACGAGTGGACGCAGCTCATGCGTACGGTCGCCGCCATCTCTGGTTCCACAATGGACGACGTCGAAGACACGTTCAAGGTAGGGGCCGGAGCTGTCTACGCCGCAGACCTCGACCGAGCTTCACATATTCATTTCAGCTTCGACCCGTCGCCGTCGCTGGAGGACATCGCCCTCGACGTCGAGTCGTTCATCGAGATGCACGGCGAAGAGCCGACGCTGCTCATCGTGGACAACCTGATGAACGTCGACGTCGACGGCGAAGACTTCGGTGGGATGCGGGAGATCGTCAAGGCCATGCACCAGTTCGCCCGCCACTACGAGTGCGCGGTGTGGCTGTTGCACCACTGCTCGGAGCAGTCGCAGTACGGACAGGTCGACCGCTGTCCACCCCGAGCAGCCATCCAGGGCAAGGTGTCCCAGCTCCCCGAGCTGATCATCACCGTCGCCCAAGACCAGGCCGGGCACCTGTTGACCTGTGCGGTGAAGAACCGCTCTGGCCCCGCCTACCCGAGAGGGGATCGTCCCGTGTCGTTATACGTTCGCCCAGAACGGATGGGTTTGTACGAAGACTCCATGTCCTACCTTGCGGCCGGCCGCACATGGTGAGCAAGCACCGGGTCAAGGGCACAGCCTTCGAGACGCTGGTCAGCGAAGGCTTCAAGACCCTATGGCCGGATGCACACCGCCTCGGTATGCAGGGTTCCAAGGACTGCGGCGACATCTGGCTACCCGCTCACACCGAGCTGGTCGTAGAAGCGAAGACGATGGTCAACTACACCAACCGTCTGTCCACCTGGCTCATCGAAGCCCAGGTCGAAGCTGCCACAGCCGGGCGCATGTATGGCGTCGTGGTCCACAAGCGGGTCGGCAAGGCCAACTGGGAAGACCAGTACCTCACCACCGACCTGGCCACGTTCCTCGGCCTGATGGGCCGTAACCATCTGTCCTGGAGACCCGATGGAAACCGAACCGATCGTGGCGGTACTGGTCTCGCATGGGGCTGATGTCCCCACCGGGTACGGGTGGAAGCGGATGCGCTGCCCGTACCACGACGACCGGGTGGCATCGGCATCGATCAATGTCGAGTGTGGACGCTTCCATTGTTTCGCGTGTGACCTGAACGAGGACGCCGTGGGGTTGTTGATGGTGCGAGATGGAGCGACCTATGGCGAGGCTAGACGCCGAGTCCAAGAACTTGCTGGAGACGGCGACGGCCAAGTACGAGACCGACCTGGAGATGATCTTCCCCTATCTGCAGCGCAGAGGGATCGACCTCGACATCGCCCGAGCGTTCCGGCTTGGAAACGTGTCGGAGCCTGAAGTCGGCCACGAGTCGGCCCGCGGTCGACTGTCCATCCCGTACCTCACCCCCACCGGGATCGTCGCCCTCAAGTTCCGATGCGTGGCAGACCACACCTGCGACGAGTTCGGGCACTCGAAGTACACCGCACCGAAAGGACAGAAAGTGAGGCTCTACAACGTGTCGGCCCTTGGCGCCGAGAGTGACTACGTCGGCATCACCGAAGGCGAGCTCGACGCCATCGTCCTGTCGGCCTACTGCGGGATCCCGGCGACTGGTGTTCCCGGTGCCGGGATGTGGAAGGCGAACCGGCACTGGCCACGGATGTACTCCGGGGTCAGGCGGGTGCTGGTGTTCCGCGACCCGGACTCGGCCGGCGAGGAGCTGGCTTCCCGGATCTGTGAGTCACTGACCCAGGCACGGGTGGTGGAACTGCCCGGCGATGTGAACGAGGTGTTCCTCGACAAGGGACCGGAAGCTATCCGGACGATGGCAGGTCTGACGTGATGGATACCAGCAAGGGCGTCGTGCTTCTCGGTGGTGAGTGGGCTCAGAGTTCGATGCTTCTCCCTCGTCTTGGCCGACATGTCTACCGTGCGGCGCTCGAAGCCGGCTGGGAGATCCCTGGTGTGCGGTGCACCCGATGGTGCAGCCACCTGAACTACGACTGCACCAGTCGATGCTCGTCGTTCTGTGAAGCCAACCGGGAGCGGATCACGGTGGAGTTCAGCTTGAACTCCCCGACCGACTTGCACACGGAGGCGTACGGCGTGTGGACCGACGGTAGGTGGGACTACGGGCACCACTATCAAGTCGATTGGGTTCCCCAGTCCATCAAGTACCGGGAGCTACGGAGGCTAGCGAAGCTGCCACCGGGTCGTTACGAGATGACAGACGGGTTGTGGCTGTCGTGACCGCCCGACCGGTGGTGGCATTGGCTACGACGGCGTGGCTCGGTCCGGAGATCCTTGATCGGGCTGCTCGCCGTGTCTATGACCGGGCCGTTGCCGCGGGTTGGTCGGTCCCTGGTGTTCGCCACTCGTGCTGGTTCGTTGCTGGTGTACAGCACGTCTCGGCCGGGTTCGGTCTTGTCGACCCGGATGACGGGCACGGCGAAGCGGAAGGCATCTGGACCGACGGCCGGTGGGATAACGGTCGACACTACGAGGTGGGGCAGATCCCGAGGCGTATCGGGTGCCGCCAGTTCGCCGCTCTCGCGGAGCTCCCGCCGGGGCGTTACGCCGAGGAAGGCGGGGATGACGATGGCCAAGAACCCGTTCACACGTAACCCGTGCGGTCACTGCGACGTGGCCCTCGTGATTCCGATCGGATCGTGGGGGACGTTGGACATCTACGACGCGTTGACCACGATCGACGAACACCTCGAAGACGGCGATGTTCTCGGCGCCCGGCAGGTGCTCTGGTCGGTGGGCCGCACCCTGTATGCCGAACTGGTGCTCGACGTCGACGACGTCGACGACCTGGTCATCGAGCACGCAGTGAACACGCTCGTCGACGAGCTCGAAACCGAGGATTGAAGGAGAGAGCTGTGGCTGTTGCGTTCACCCGAGACGAGATCGTCGCCGTCACCGACTGGCTACGGAACCAGTCGATGCGGGACGACCTGGATGTCGACCTGAGGGAAGGCATCAACAACGCCCGTGACGCCATCCAGGCGATGCTCTACGACGTGGCCATCTGCCACAAGGGGCTGCTCGACATCCGGACCTGGGTCGACTCACTGCTGGCCGACAAACCTACTCCCACCGACTGACGCTTTGACATCGGAGGAACCGTGGACGTTGTAGAAGCACCAGCACATGACGCCCTGGATCGGCGGGTCGATCGTGCGTTGGACACCCTCGATGACCTGAGCGATTCGGTGTCCTGTGCCATGGAGATCATCGACGTGGTCAGTGATCTGTGGGCAGCGTATGAGGCAGCACGGGAGGACCAGCCGGGGCACGAAGCAGCGCAGTGGAAGTCCATTGCCTTCCACCACCTCAACCAGATCATGGAGCTGGAGGAGAAGCTGCGGGAGTACGAAACCCGAGACGCCGAGGTGCAACAGGCTGACTTCACTGCCCAGATCAAGGGTTTGTTCAACGGTGGAGGACATCACTGATGGGTATAGCGGTGGCGTGTCAGACGTTCAGCAGCCTGGCGGACTTGCCGCAGTATCTGTATCCCGGTGACGCAGCCGTCGGTCTAGCGGCCCGGCAGTCGCTGGTTCTTGATCCTGGCCGGCGTGCGTTGGTCAGTACCGGACTGGCGATGAGGATTCCTCACGGGTACGCGGGTCTGGTGCTTCCCGTGCCGCATCTTGCCATCGACTATGGGGTGACCGTGTTGGGTGCTCCGGGTCTGGTCAGCCGGGGTGAGGTGATGGTGGGTCTCATCAACCACGGATCCGAGTCGTTCACTGTGTTGCCGGAGCTGTGTATTGCGCAGCTGATGATCGTGCCGGTGGAGCGGGGGCGGTTCTATGTGGGTGAGATCTAGGAGTATCGCTCGGAAGGGAAGGCCCCCAGGTTGGTTGCCTGGGGGCCTTCGTCGGTTCCCTCCTGCGCTGTCGTTGACCACAGGGAACCGTTCCGGATCCAATCCATCAGCAGGTGCTGGAGAACAGACCTCCGGACCAGACGGACTGCGGGCTCCGTTGCACTGGTACTGGGTCGTCGAACTTGGACCGCCGGTCTACGGGGAAGGGGACCGGCTCGGGTGGGGTGCCCAATGGGAGCGGGTCCTTCCGGTACCAGCTGTCACCGTCTTCTGGTTGCCAGTATTGGAAACGGAAACCAGCCCCGTTCTCCTCGTCCGCATCCTTGATGTAGATGTACTCGACGACGAGTCGTTCCTCGTCCATGTACTTTTCCCAGCCTTCCAAAGCCTTACGGGTTTTCTCGGGCAGAGGCTTACCCCGAGCTCGTCGGCCCTGTGCTCGCAGCATCTGGGCAATCCTGCTGTTCCCGTGACCGTTGATGGCGGGGACCTTCCACGGGAGTGTGTCGCTGTATCGAACCCGGTTGGTCCGCTTGAGGCGTCCGAGTTGACGCGATACCGCGTTGGCCGATGCGTTGTTCCCCGTGATCTTGTTGCTGATCTCGGCGACCTCGGCGTCGCTGTACCCCGCCTCCTTCAGAGCGATCAGTTGATCATCATCTACCAGCAGCCGGATGGGCATCGTCGTCTCCCTGTGTCCACCTGTACCAACCCCCGTACGGGATGACACCGACAGTACCACCTTCCCTTATAACGAGACCCATGCTATGGTCCGATCCGGCAGTGCGTTTGCCCAGGTCAGCCTGAGTGTCGACTTCGAGTGCTTCTTGCCCACATGGGACTCTCGGTATAGGTTGACACCGGTCTGGTACGGGTGGACATACAGGTGGACACGTACGGGTGTACGAACCGAGAGAGGGACACGAGCATGGCAACCAAGATCATGTTGGACGAGGCGTGGCGAGCGTACGAGCGCTCGCTGACCGTCGGGGACAAGCGACAGCCGACCACGATCAAGCGAAAGCGCACAGCGTACAACGCCCTGGAGGCGACCATCGGCCGGCCGATCCAGCCTCGCCACATCACCACGATGCACCTGGACGCGACCTACGACGTGCTCGGTGAGACCAACAGTCCGGACAGCCTCAACGTCCACCGCTCCACCTTCCGAGACTTCTTCGGTTGGTGTCGAGACCGTAACTACATCCCGGCCAACCACAATCCGGCCAACCACGATGCATGGAAGTCGTTGCCGACGAGAAAGTTCCTGCTCGGCGTGAACGAGTTCGACGATCTGTTGGAGACAGCTCGGACGCCGAGGGACCGTGCCGTCATGGCCATCGGACTCTTCCTGTTCCTTCGTGCCTCGGAGATCCGTAGCCTCACCGTCGGAGATGTCGATCTCAAAGCAGGAACGATCAACGTCACGGTGTGGAAGACGAAGCAGCGCGACACCATGCCCATCTCCGAAGAGTTGCACGAGGAATTGACGGAGTGGCTGGAGGTCTACGCCGAGAAGGTCGGTCCGCTCAAGTCGAGTTACTACCTGGTGCCGGGACGGAAGTTCCAGATGGCTAGATACTGCTCGACCGCGAAGCAACTCGTGGCTCTCGACGAAGGCATCGAGATCTTACGTCCCACCCAGAAACTCGGTAAGCCCGAACGGATCATCGGACACACGCTGCGGGAGTTGGGCTACCCCGCGATCGACGAGACGACCGGAGAAGTCAACCGACAGGGGATCCACATCCTCCGTCGTAGCGGAGCGCGGGCGTTGTTCGACGCGCTCCGGGAAGAGGGCTACAGCGGTGCATTGCAGCGAGTGCGGGCCATGTTGCACCACACCACGGTGACCATGACGGAGAAGTACCTGGATCTTGACGTCGAGACCGATCAGCGAAACGAGAAGTTCCGTGGGCAGGCCCTGTTCCCCGGCCGGGCTCGTACCCGTAAGGAGAACACCGGTAACGTGATCGAGCTGACCTCGAAGAGAGCCGGCTGACACATACGCAGGACGGAAAGGGCCGGGCGGATCATCGCCCGGCCCTTCGTCTTGTCGTATGGGTGGACACCGTGTCAACCTGTATGCCATGTGCAGTGATGAGACATGGGGCGAGAACGAATCGCACTGCTCGGCGTGCGGGTCGACGTTCGCCAGCCTCGCCGACTTCGACGAACACCGGACCGGTCTCATGTCCACCCGCAGGTGTTTGGATCCCAAGGCCGCAGGTCTTCGACCTGAGCTGACCGATCGCGGCGTGGTGTGGACATCGCACCACCCGGAGGGTGCGCGGTGATACCCGTCGAGTTCCCAGGGGCGTTGTGTGTCGGCATCCCCGGAGCGTTCGAGGTGCACGGGAAAACCGCATCACAGATCCGTCGTGCGGTACTCACCTGTCAGCGGTGCCCGGCATTGGCGCTGTGCGCTGCCGACCCGGCGGTCACCGTCGACATGGTGCGGGCCGGGCGGGTGTACGGCATGAACGGTAGGCCGCATCCCCCCGAGCAATACATCCGGCGCTGGCGACATGCCCGCACCGCTAGCCACCCGTGCCGGATCAGGGAGGGGAGTACGCATGCAGAAAAAGTCGATGCCACGTAAGGACGACATCCCACCGTCGACCTACTCCGACCATCGTTATGTTGCCGCGTTGGCGGTGGTGCTCGTCGACCTGGCGCAGTGCATCCCGTACGGCACCGAGGATCTGACCGCGTCCAACCTCAACCCGTGGGAGTGGGCTGTCACCCTCGCCTTCGTCGCGGTGACCGCAACCGCTGCCGTGGCCGCACTGCTCGATCGGATCAGGTGGTTCACGGAAAGCGTGTACCTCTCCGCCGGGCTCTACACCATCACCTCCATGGCGATCCTGTCGGCAACGGAGATCCGCACCCAACCGCGGATCATGCTGGCGACCTTGTGCGCAGGTGTCACCGTTGGTTTGTTCACCCTGTGGCTGTCGTTGACGAGGGCAGAGCGGTGACCCTCGAACAGCTCTGGTACACGCTGTGTGGTCTTCTCGCGCTGGCTGGAGCACGGCTGTTGAACCGGTGGCTACCACCCATCGGGATGACGCATGAACAGCCGCCTACCGTGGCGACACCACCGCCCCCACCGGCCGAGCTACCACCGTCGGTTCCGCCTGCGGAGTAGCTTGCGTGGATGACATCTGTGACTGAACACCCTGACACCGAGCGGCTCTACACGGTGGCGAAAGAGCACAGGCGACAGCCAGGCACTTCACTGCTCGAAGCCCTCGATGGATGGGTCGACCGGGACGCACTGTTGCTGTTGTGCATACGTCATTTCAGGTTGACGCAGGAACACGCCAAGCCAGGGACACCGATGGAGGAGCTGTACCAGTTCGGGTTCGTGGATGCGTTCCTGCTCGGCGCCCAGTTCCAAGCCGCTGGCGGGCACCGGGAGGTCGGCTCGACATGACTACCAACCAACCGGTCCGGTACGACGAGGTGCACGCACCAGACGGCACGGTGTACGGGGTGTCGACCAGACCTCACACCCTGGTGGTGTACGAGACTGTGATCTTCGGGTCCGAACTGGCGCCCATGATGGTCGATGAGTACCGCACCGAAGCCGAGGCGTTCGATTCGCACACGGCGTACGTGTCGATGATCAAGGCGGGACGGTTCCCACGAGAGGAGCAGGCAGGTGACTGATGACCCAGAGGAAACCGAGCGGTGCTTCCCTACCCGACAGCAGTACAAGCTGTACGTGGACGGGGAGCTGGTAGCGGCTCGGTGGGTCTCTGTTCCCACTGAAAAGTCGTGGCGCATCGCAGAGGAGCAGGCGGACATGGCGATCGCCGCTGATGTGAGAGGCCAGAAGTGGATGGCCGAGGTGTACATGCCGGCCGAGCCGGAGGGACGCCAGTACCAACGCTTCGGGACGGACACCAAGAGGATCGCTGCCGCTTACCCAGTACCGGAGTGGTTGAAAGTCGGACTGACTCAGGACAGCGCGAAGCCCCAGTCCGCACCGTCCGGAGCAGAGCTGGGGCTCACTTCCGAGAGCTAATGCCCTCGGCAAGGCCGATCCTAGCGCGCTTCTACCCGTGCCTCCCAGTCCGAACCTGGGTCAGCGACGATCCGCAGGTGCCTGACCTCGGGCGAGTCCAATGTGTCTTGGATCGTGTTGCCCCGCCCGTCGCACACACTGACGTAGGGCTTCGCCTTGGCCGAGGCGTCCACCACCTTCAACGGTCCGCCACCGACACAGTGGATCAGCACGGTGTATCTAGCCGAGGTGAACTCCGGGATGGGCTGCTCGCCACGCCCGGAGAAGTTCGGCACCAGTACCGGCACTGTTGCCACGGGCAGGGTCGGTCCCGACGGTAACGGCTTGGGTGTCGGCACTGCCACGGACGGGGCTGGTGATGGGGCAGGTGACTCGTTCGTACATCCCGCCAGGGCCAGTAGGACACAGACGCTGGTCACACATACTCGTCGTCTCATCTATACCTGCCATCCTCGTCCGTACGGTGCGGTGACGGAGATCCACGCGACCTGCTGCTTGCGGCATTCCCTTGTCTGCCAGTACTTCTGGCCGTGCACTCGAACATAGAACACGCCGTACGTGCCCTGCACAGTGCTATGTGGAGGCACGGTGCCAGTGACCTCGACACCGATCGACGCCGTGACGGACTTGCTGATGCCGGCGTTGACCTCGGCCTTCACAGCGGCGAAGACGGCGACCTGGATCTCGGCTGAGAGCGTCACCGATGCCGACCAACCCATGGTGCCGGACTTGTGGGACGTGAACTTGTACCCGATCGGTCGGCTGCCGATGTTGCGGGCGACCGCTGTGTCCACACCCTTGATCGACAGGGTGGACGAGCTCGGGTCGAACTGGTAGCCGACGTCACAGCCGGGTCGTGCATCGGTGTCATCGGTAGCCGCCTGGGCTGGTGCGGCCACAGTGGACAGACCGACGACCAGCGCTGCCACGGTGATCATCTTGGTGAGGGAACGCAACTGATCTCCTTCTCTTCCCCACGCGGTGAGTCTCGGCCCACTGCGGACCGTGCCGGTAGGGTGACGCAGAGCATGGCAGATAGATATGCCCGTTGTGTGCGTTCTTGAGCCTGCCTTGAGGATTCGGGAGGGGTTGCCGGGATGCTCCGTTGGTACTACGCCTGGCGTTGGCCCTACCAGGGGAGGCACCGCCGATGGAGATGATCATCAGTACCTTCCGCGCGGCCGACACGCCCGAGCTGGTCGAAGCCGTGGCCACAGGAGACGGCACCTACGCCGCGCTCATCGATCCCGAGCCGAGCCTAGACAGCCACCTACGGGTGGCCGAGGCGGTGATGCTCAAGTTGGGATACCGACGTTGCGACTACGTGCTGCTCGCCGGCACCGCTCGTACCGAGCGACACTGGCGCTTCACCTTCGCGGCGCCAGACGAGTTCACCAAACCAACTACGCGATAAGGGAGTGACGTGGACGCCTTAGCGAACGCCCTAGGTATCGCCGGCATCGTTGTCATGGGTGGATGGATGGGTTACTCCGCTCTCATCTACCACCGTCATCGAAGATCGCCAAGTTACTACCCGTACACCGCCGCTGCGGTGCTGTTCGGACTGGCCTTCGCCTTTGCCGGTGATTGGGTCACCGCTTCGTTCTGTTCCGCGCTCGCCGTTGCCGAGGCTGGCTGGCAGCAAGCACGCGACCAGGTCGAGATCGAGCGGAAACTCAACCGGCAGATCCGTGATCTTGGTATCGAAGGCATCTACATGACGCCGTTCGATCCGTGATCACGTTCAGTGTTTCTCAGCGATCTTCGACACGGGCGGTCCAGACCGCGGATGGATCAGCAACGATCCACAGGGTTACCGGCATCATCGCGGGTCGGTTGTCCGGTAGCCGGACCACTGACCCATCGCATGGTCCTCGATAGATCGCTGCCTTGGGTAGGTCCACGTCCCACACCTGGAGTGTCCCGCCTCCCGTACAGGCGATGACCGTGGTGTAGTGCTCACCCCAGAACGACGGGATCGGTTGCCTACCCTGTGCACTGAAGTCTTTGACCAGCGTGGGTGCCGACGCGGTCTGCAACGGAGGGCCGACGACTGGACCGCTCGATGACGAGGATGGAACCGTTGTCGGGAACGGGAGTTCGGGCTGCTCAGACGTGCAGCCGGTCAGGCAGATCAACGCCAGGACTACCGTCGAAACGAGGTACCGCAACTCTCGTCTCCCTCAAGACCAGCAGAAAGGTGGTCGCCCCCACCCGCAACGGGCGAAACGCTAGCACACCACACCGGTTGGACTTGATGTCACTGTCTACCTTACGGACCAGACTGTCGCGTCATGATCCAGTTCGGCCTAGCGAACTTCCATGATCGACAGGGGGTCGTACCCATGATCAACGATCATGAGCGGTGGACGTGCCCGCGGTGCGGCATGTACTTCGGCCCTCGACATACCGCCGAGCACGCCCGACCGACAGTTGCCGATCTGAATCCCACCGAGTTAGCCGACTGGCTCGGCCGTGCCCGTACCCGTAGCGTCGATGGCCCCGGCCGGGCCGATGATCTTGACGAGCTACGCGACCGGATACACCGGTTGCACGGCTAGCCTACGACGAAGGCCACCCCGTAGGGTGGCCTTCCGTCTGTTACCTGCTCGTCAACTAGCCTTCTTGGCGTCCGCCTCAGCGATGATCTTCACCATGACAGGGTCGTGGGGTAGGCCGAGCTTGTCCTCTGTCGACAGCCGTAGGCGGATGAACGCCAAATCGTGCGTGTCGAGTACTTCACTGGCCTGGATGGCGTGGCGATAGTGAAGGGTCGTCTTCTGCTTACTCGGCTCGCTCATGCGTCCTCCTCCATGCCCGGCCGACGCCGGGCCATCGCTACCTCGCTCACGAACACCGAGATGGCGTGCACCATCTGTACGTCCTCCGTTTGCACCAAGGGTGACTTGGTCAAGGCGTCGAGCGCAAGAGCGCCACCCGTTGCTCGGTGGCGGTTGTCGGACAGTGCTAGCTCCATCGCCCACCGTAGGTGTCGCATCGTCTCTTCCCGGTGGCGGAACTTGTTCTCCCGGTCTGCCGTTTCCTTGGCCTGCCGTGTCGCCTCCGCTGCCGACTTGCGGGTCAACCCTGCCCCCCGGAGCACGAGGAACGGGCCGACGATCGACATGATGATGGCGACGGCACCTACTACGTACGTCACGCAACCTCCCTACGGCATCCATCCGCGTCAAGCAGTAGCTGACACACTCGCTGGTGGCTCACGCCCAGCTCATGGCCCGCATCCCGCACGGTCAGACCTAGATCATGTACTAGGTAGCGGGCTGCGTGCTGCAGGGCCTCGCTCAGTCGCTCGGATGCCGCAGCCTTCGCTGCCCGCGCGTTGTCGATCTCCGTCAGCAGCTCGTCTGTCCTGTCCATCGTCCTTGCCTCCTGCTCGTGGCCGGCTTTCGGGTTCTTGCATGCCGCCGCGTGGCGGGCCTTCCAATCGCCTACCGGTCCGCCTGGTGCGTCTCCCAGTCCTCGTACTCGGCTCATGCCATCCACGTCCCCACACGCGCTCCGTTCAGGTCGTACACCGTCGCTTCGGTCGAACCGTTCTGGATCTGCTGAGAGATCTTGTGCAAGATCCTTTCGATTTCGTCTCGCCACTCTGTGCTCTCTTCGTCGCCGAACGGCTCGCTGCTCGTCTCGAATTCGATCTTCATCGTTCTGTCTCCTTGGACTCGATGTGGCTGTCTACCTTACGAACGGACCTAGTAGTCCATGGCCACGGGCGAAGATCATTTCGCTCGGACCAGAAGCCATTGCTGACGTCGATGTTGACGGAGATGCAATACCGCTCGACTGTGCTTACCAGTGCCTCGCCGTAGGCATCGCACCACGCGTCGGCTAGCTCAGCCTGAACCTCGCCCGCGAGGGTTTCCCACTCGGGCCAGTCGGCCCCGCTCGCGTCGCCGTAGACTGACTTCGCCGTATCGCCGTCGGCCCACTCTCCAGACAGGTCCGACCAGGGCAGCGAGTCCATCACGACAGGGTCGCCGTCCCGTAAACCAGTGAGGGTCGTACGTGCATGCTCGCTGACGTCTCCACTAGCTCGTCCGCCGAGAGTGTCCTGGTACCACCATCCGGCCGCGTTGGTGCCGGCCTCTTGGCCGTTGGCTCGCATGGCCGTAATCAGTGTCGAGTATTCGTCGTTCGTCATGATCGGTTTCTCCCCGTTCGGGTCAGCTACTCGGACTGAGTAGTCACCACCTAGGCGCATGGCGCCTAGATAGAAACCATTCAGGCGTTGACGTCGACTTGTTCGCCGGCCCACGTCACCAACAGGTCAAGAACTTCGTCCATGCAAGGGAAGACCACGCTGTCGGCAGATTCCAAGTACGGGCTCTGGTCAGCCTCTGCGGTGAAGTGATAGAACGCCATACGGAGCGCGTCGGAGTCCAGCGCCTCAAGGTCGTCGTCTGACACGCCACGCTTGCGTAGGTCGCCAGGGACGTCATAGCAGAGATATAGGTCCCACGCCCCCACGGCCATCTCGTCCTCGAGACGCGAGTGGTCTTCGTCGTCGTATAGCGGGTAGTCATCGGCCAACCGGACCAGAGCCTCAAACAGGTCGGAGTCGATCGGTTGGTCGGTCGCCAGTGCAAGGTAGCTGGAACCGTAGTCCCCGTAGACGTCCACGAACGTGTCGGGGTAGTCCTGGAGTAACGCACGGTGGTTGGACCGCTCGACTCCCGATCCGCAGTAGTCTCCCCACAGCGTAAGTCGGATCATCACGTGGGACGGTGGCTCTGCCTTGAGAGTCGAGCTGGCGAGTTCGTCCATACCGAACGTGCCCATAGCCACACGGTCCCCCGGCTCCGGAGCTGCGACGTCCTGCCATGCGCCAGTGCTGACGTCATACCGTGATCCGCGCCAGATAAGTGCGGTGAATCCGCTACCCGTCGCCAGCAAGTCGCCAGCAAGTCGCATGTCGTCCGTGTTCATCATGGCCCCCCTTTGTGTGTTGGCAACCATCCGTTGCCGTCCCTAGTTGTATCGGACTTTGTGCTAGGTACTCAATACGCCGAACGGGTGAACCGGCTAGTCCACTTGCACCGTCGGCAGAGAGATGGGTCTACCGGCGATACGAGCGGGCTAGACGGACGGGAGGATCACGACATCATCAGTCGTGTCGGCCATGCCACGAGCAAACGTGACGGCAACCTCGGGCCGGGTGAAGGTTGCTATCTGGCCATCCGACACGATGGTTCCGTTGGCGGTAAACGCGCCGATAGCAAACTGATCGCCGTTGGTACGGTAGACGTAGTACGTCATGGGATTCCCCTTGTGTTCGTGCCTATCGGCAGCTCTCACACTGTCGTTGGCAAGTCTTGATTGACACCCATAGCATCGTTCCGCTCGGCACTGGGCACAATAGCCCGTTCGGGTGACGTGTCAGCCCGTACGCCGGCTGTGGGTACAGGGTGGACACCGTAGGGACGGTGTCGATGGCCGGTCACGACGGGTGTAGTGGACGGCCGCTCGCGGGTCGGGTCGCGTCGTGGGGTAAGGAGGTGGGACAGGGTGGTAGGGCCAACTAACGGGCAGGGTGTTAGGCGGGGGAGGGCTAGTCGACCTAGCCAAGATCAACTAAACAGCCGCATCGAAGATCATCTTTCGGCATACTCAGGCATTCCTACAAACATGTAGGGAAGGGCCGGCAAGGGGCCCTCAGATGGGGTGGACAAGGCCCTGTCCGGTGTTGTTCGAGTCGAATACGCCGGTCCCAAGACGCCCTGGTCTGCCCTAGTTTGGGGGGTACTCACACCGTTGTTGTCCACGCTCAGCGATCATGTGTACAAATACGGACGTACCCATACCCCATAAACATGTAGGGATGGACAGGTCGCAATTGTTTGTGTCCGGGTTTGCCCCCCCATGTCCGGACATGTTCCGCCCGGTACGGGCCCCTTGTCCACATATGGAAACGGACAATAACGTACGACCCCGGCATGCTTAACCCATGATCATCTACTACTCATGTCTCAACCCACAGATCTTGGGAAATTCTCCGCTCCACCCACACGGGCGGGCCAGAAGGACCCGTGAGAGCCACACACGCGGCTCAGTCCCCACGAACGAGATGGGAGGAGGGGTGGATGGGTGCCCGGATGATGTAGTCCTCGGACGGGGCCGGCTCGACCGGTGCGGGGGCTGCGGGACACTCGCCACGGTGGCAAGCCCCGCGGGCAGCGACGAAGCCGCTGTAGCTGCAGATGAGGCCGAGCAGGCTGGTGAAGATCAGGCAGGACAGCGTCAGGGCGGTGATCGTGATCCAGTCCATAAGGTTGAACCTTCAACTAGGGGGAGGCTTTCCGTTCCGTGCCTTGGCCCGGTTTACTGGGGGTTCTCCTGCCCCACACTACCGCTGACCAGGGCAAACAGCCCTGGGCAACCCGAGTGACACGCCGTGTCGGACACGGTGCTTGACACCGTGTCAACCCGTATGTGTACAATCCGAGCGAAGCGAGGCGTAACGGGTTACAACTAGCCCCGCCTTTGGGGCGGGGCTGAAGACAGCCGGTAGTGAGTAGTTAAGGGCTTCCGCTTTTAGGGCGGAAGCCCTTCGGTTCCCCCGGAGGGGGGTGAGGGAGCCGAGCGGACGAAGGAGCACGGCTCCCGAGGGGGGAGGAAAGAAAAGTTTCCGCCCTTTTGAAAACCACTTGTCGGTCTGTTTGTTGAACCTAAGCGGTTCCCTGCTGGGAACCGAGGTCGGGCTGGGCCAGCGGAGCTGGCCGAAGAGCGAGACCGCCGGGTTGCCCGGTGGTAGGGCGTCACCGAGGGTCGCTCACCGTAGGTGAGTGACAGGCGGGAGCCGTTCGTGGCCAAGGTCCTGGTGGACGCCGCGACCAAGCGGCTGTCCACAGCCGAGGCCAAAGATGTCGTCCTCTCCAAGTTGATGGATTCCTGGACGGTCAAGGACGCGTGTTACGCCGCCGGTCGGGTTCCCAAGACGTACGAGGATTGGATGAAGGCCGACCGCGATTTCCGTAACGCGGTCGCTCATATCCGAGCCGTGCAGTCTCGTTCGGTGAACGAGACTGTTGCTTCTGATCCTGGCGAGTTCTCCGACTTCCGGGCGAGGTTCCTGCACACCCAGACGTTTGCCCATCAGATGCAGTGGATCGATCTGCTGGAAGGTCGCGAGCCCAGGGATCTGCATCCCTCGATCGTCTACGAGCCGGCGCGGAAGAATCGGTTGTTGGTGAACACGCCGCCGAACCATGCCAAGTCCACGGTCATCACCATGG